GTTCCGGGATTATCAATGAACTGAAGGAGGGGGAAGATGTCCATCCGGTGGAATCCACCCATCCCTCCGGCAATTTTGATTCCTTCGTGTCTGCCATGTGCTCCCAGCTGGGGGCAGCCCTGGAAATTTCCCCGGAGGTGCTCCTGAAGAAATTCGGCAATAATTTTTCTGTCTCCAAGGGTGCGCTGAATGAGACGTGGCAGGCTTTCCGTATGCGCCGTGGCTGGTTTATCAATGATTTCTGCCAGCCTGTCTATGAACTGTGGCTCAATGAGGCGGTGAGCAAGGGGAGAATCCGTGCTCCGGGATATTTCAATAACCCGCTGATTAAGGCCGCCTATGGGAATGCCAAATGGAACGGCCCGGCCCAGGGGTACCTGAACCCGATGCAGGAGGTGAATGCGGCGGTAACCAGGATGGAAAATGGGCTGTCTACCCACGAGGATGAATGCGCATCCATGAGCGGGGGCAGTTTTGAGGACAATGCAAGGACCCTGCTGCTTGAAAACCAGCTGCTCAGGGAGGCAAATGGAGCTAGGGAAAATAATAATAAAAACGAGGAGGGAAATAAAGATGACGAGGATTAGCGTGAAAGGCCCGATTGTGGACAATGACACCGGATGGTTCTACCACTGGCTGGGGGGGACTGCTGCTGTCCCGGCGATATTGCAAAGGGGCTGGAGGAGGCGGATGGGGATGATGTCATCCTGGAGATTAACTCCCCCGGAGGATACTGCGATATGGGCTCGGAGATTTACACCATGCTGATGGAGTATGGGGGGAAGGTTGAAGCCCACATCATGGCGGCAGCCTCTGCGGCTTCGGTGGTGGCATGTGCCGCTGACCGGGTGCTGGCATCGGATACCATGGTGTACATGATCCACAATTCCAAGGGGGGCATGGCGGGGGATTACCGGGACATGCAGAGTGAAGCGGAAGCCCTGCAGAAATATAATGAATCCATCATTAACGCCTATGTGAGGAAGACGGGGAAGAGCCGGGAGGAACTGCAGGATATGATGGACCATACCACTTGGATGAGCGCAGCGGATGCGATTGCCCATGGATTTGCGGATGATTACCTCTTCGGAGATCCGGAGAAGAGGGAAGAGGAGGCACATGATGATGATGAAGGGCAGGGCAGCAGTGCGGCAGTGCTGCAGGCCGTGAATGCGGAGGCACTGCCGGTGATTTCTTCGGAAAAGGCGAAGAAAATCATGGCCCTGCTGAAACTTTCGGAAAGGCGGGAAGATAACAGGCAGCAGATTCCCATTGGAGACAGTGGATCTGATATAGGAACTGGAAACATGGCAGGAAAACAAGAAGGAGGAAAGAGCACTATGACATTGGAAGAACTGCTGAAGGAAAATCCTGAAGCCAGGGCAGAGCTTGACGCCCGGGTGGAGGCGGCCAGGAAGGAAGGGGCGCAGGAGGAGAATGCCCGGCTGGAAGAACTGGACAGCATAGCAGCCAGCGTGGTCCCGGAAGACCTGACGGAAGCCAAGTATGGGGAGAATCCTCTGGATGCGAAGACTCTTGCATACCAGGCACTGGTCAAGGATGGCGAGAAGGCAACGAATTATATGCGGCACGCAGTTGAAGATTCAAGGGCAGCAGACGTGGACAAGGTGGGGAGCAATATTTCCGACCCGGAAGAACCCAGGGATGAATCCGACAGCATGGCGGCTATTGCCAATGCCAAGATTGGAAAACGATGAAAGGAGGCAGAATAATGACTAGAAATCTGAATGAGAACTTGGGGGAGACGAAGCCGGATGCCCTGATCTATGATTTTACCCGGCCGCTGGATGGAAGGGTCGTGGAGGTGGAAATCACCGCCGGAGGGAAAGGGGGCACCCTGGAGAGGGGGCAGGTCCTTGACCTGAAGGATGGCAGCTACACTGTCCATGCAGAGGGGGGCACGGCTAACGTGATTGTGTCGGAATCCACAGAGTATTCCGGGGAGGATGCTGTGGTTTCCGTGCCGGTATACATATCCGGCTCTTTCCGCCAGAGTGCCCTGGTCAGCGGGGCGGAGCTGTCAGCGGGGGACATTGAGCAGCTGAGGGGCGTTGGAATTATCGTGAAATAGAAGGAGGTAGAAAAATTGGTTAGAGATACTGTGACACTGGTCAATACGATTAAGAAGATGCAGCCGGTCATTACCTTTTTCAAGGACAGGTATTTCCCGGATGGGAAGGTCTATAGTTCTGAAAAGGCGCTGATTGAGATTATGGAGAAGGGGATGAAGATTGCACCCTTCGTGGTTCCTGTGGTGGACGGCATCCCGGTGGTGAGGGAAGGGTACCGCACGGACATGATTGATGCACCCTACATTATCCCCAAGGGCACTATTACCGCAAAGGATCTGGAAAAGAAGGCCTTCGGCGAATCGCCGGAGTCGGGACGTTCCCCGGCTGCCAGGGAGAATGAGATTGAGGCAGAGCTGCTGGTTGACCTCCGGGATGCCACGTACCGCAGGCATGAGCTGATGTGCACGGAGATCATTACTTCCGGCAAAGTGGAGATTAAGCAGTATGCCTCTGCGGAGGATGCGGCTGCGGGAGAGAATTATGTGCCTGCCCAGCTTACCTATTTTGGGAAAAGCGGGGAGTTTGAGAACAGGTATGCTTTTTCCGGGGATTTTGCAGAGATGACTGCTTCGGAGAAGATTAAGGAATTTTACAGTATGGCGAGAATCTTACGGAAGCGGGGAGTGAGGGCAACGGATATGGTAATGACCTCCGATGTCTCCATGCTCCTTTTTTCTGATGAGAAGTTCCTTGAATTTTACAACAAGCGGGATGCCAAGACGGGGGATATCAATGCCGTGGAGACACCGGAGGGTGTGGTGCACAATGGCACGATCAATGTGAATGGCATCGTATTCCAGATTTTCACCTATGATGAGAGTTTTGAGGATCTTGACGGCATGGAGAAGGAGTTCCTCCCGGAGGGCACCATCGCATTCCTCAAGCCGGGGATGGGTACTACCGTCTATGCCCAGGTTACTTTTGTGAAGGGGGAGAAGTTCTGCAGTTATGCGGAGAAGATTGTCCCCAGGGTGGTGGCCAGCGAGAAGAACAATACCGTGGAAGTGCAGATGTATTCCCGGCCTGTGCCCTATCCCCTGGATGTGGAGGGCTGGCTTGTGGCGAATATCAACGACCATTCAGGCGGACCTTCCGCAGCGTCTGTTAATATGGGAGCAAGGGCAGCAGCAGGCAGCGGTGATGGTGATTCTGGTGCCGGCATTGATGGGGATGCTGACCCTGACGGCCCTGTGCTGAAGACGGAGGCTGAAATCAATGCCATGACAACGAAGGCTCCGCTGATTGCCTATGGGGAATCTATCGGACTGACGGGACTGACGGATTCTTCCAGCGTGGCAGACCTCAAGTCGGCAGTCCTGGATTACCAGGAAGCAACATATGGCCCGGAGAGCCTTGGATAGGAGGAATAGATGATGGGAAAGTATATGGCTAATATTGATGTCACTGTCAATGGGAAGAAGTTTATGGCAGGTGAGGAGATTACGGAGGGAATCGCTCCCCGGGACAGGGAGTTCCTCCTCCGGGAGGATTATATCGGGGAGATTCCTGCCCCGCCGGGAAAGGCGGGGCGCAGGGAAAAGCCGGTGAAGGAGGAGGGGGCCGGGAAGCCGGAGCAGCCCCCGGAAGAGGCAGAAGAGCCGGGAAAATAGGGGGTGGCCTGATGAAGTCATTCAAGGATGACATGGCGGGGGATCTGGATGATACCTTCATGGATATTGAGGAGTTTGCCGACCTGCATGAGGTGAACGGCAGGGAAATCCCCATCATGTTCGATGATGAGAGGCTGGAGAAAATCAGGAAATTCCGAGGGGATATCCGGGATGACGTGTTCCAGGGCGAGGTGTTTTTCTTTGCCCTGGAAAGAGACCTGGGCTGCAGCCTCCAGGTGAATGAACTGATTACTCTGGATGGGAAGGAGAAATTCGTGCACTCGGCAGAACTGAAAGAAGGGCTGTGGAGCATCGTGCTGGGAAGGAGGCAGCTGTAATTGGCTGGGAAAAATAATAAAGTGGAATTTGCTTCTTTTGACATGTCTCTTGACAGCAATGTTGCTGATGTAGAGAGGATGCTGGGAAACTTGAGCAACAAGGCCAACATGGTGATGAGCCGGGCAATCAACCGGACTACTGGGCATGTCAAGACGAGGATGAAGGAAGAGGCGGTGAAACGCTATCATGTAAAAGCGCAGAAAGTTGCCAGAACAATATCAATACCTAAAAAAGCAACTACGGGAAACCCCTCTGCGAAAATAACATCCATCGGCAGCCATCCTAATTTGATTTCATTTAAGGTTTCTCCAAACCGGGCAGTGCGAACGCTTAAATCGGGAAAAAGAAGTCCTAACGTATATTTTGCGAGCGTAAAAAAAGATTCAGGACAGTTACCACTGGCAGGAGGATATGCAAAGCCTTTTGTTATGGAGCCGAAGAATGGAGGCATTGCTGTATTCCGGCGGCTGGCTAAGCATGAGAAATCGAAGTCTAAACATGGAATCATGGGTGTTGGGGGGCCCGCAATACCGCAGATGATTAAAAATAAGGACATTATGAAGGTAGTCAATAAGGATGCAAATGATATGATGGCTAAGCGCCTTGAGCATGAAATTAAACAGATTTTAAAATAATCATTTGCAAAATTCAGCGTGGAAAGGGGGTACAGATGACGGATTTATCATTGCAGGATGCCCTGGCCAAGAGCCTGAAAGCATTTTTGCGGGATGCGGGGAGGAAGATGCCTTGGGGAAAAGAACTCCGGGATATCCATGTTTTTACCCAGCAGCTGCCTGTCAAGAGGCCGGAGGAGTTCCGGGATGAGGATGGGGATTTCGGCGGCCAGTGGGATTATGTGTGCGTCGTGCTGTCGGAAGAGGAACTGAAGGATGATGAGTGGCAGGTGGAGGTTCATTTTTCCATCGGCATCAAGGATAAGGACAAAGAATGCCAGGGGCACAGGCATGTGGGAAATCTCATGAATGAAATATTCCTGCACTTTGCCAGGGCTGGCTTTCTCGAAGACAGGTATGCTATGGACAGGGAGACCGCCTACAAAAAGTATGACCTGGAGGGGGAGTATCCCTATTACCAGGGCGACCTTATCACCTTCTGGAGAATGCCGGCGGCGCAGGTGGAAGGATTGGAGGGATTGATTTGAATCAGATGATTTATGTGGGGCCTGCCATCCCAGGGGTGGCAGAGCGGAACCGCATTTACCGGGGAGATGTCCCGGAGGGAATCAGGAAGATGGCAGGGGAGAACCCCTATTTCGCCAATCTCCTGGTACCCATCATGCAGCTGAAGGCAGCCAGGCAGGATCTTGAGACCAAAGGTTCTGTGCTGGCTGTTTCTTATAGGAAAATGGAAGAGGCCATGGAGGCCGGAAAGGAAGGGAACGATGGAAGAGTATAGACATGGCATTTACACGGACAGGAGTACTGCCGAACTGCCCACGCCGGATAAGAGCATCAAGAATGGGGTGGCTGTAATCGGCACGGCTCCGGTCAATCTGGCCGCTAATCCGTCAGTGAATGAGGTAGTGGCGGCATACAGAAAGCAGGAGGCTGATGAGGTGCTGGGTTCTTCTGATGATTTTGAGAGTTACACGCTGATGCACTCGGTGTACGCCCATTTCAACATGTTCGGCTCTGCTCCGGTGGTGTTCATCAATGTGCTTGACCCGGACAACAGCAGGCATATTGAGGCAGTGTCGGGGGAGACGGTGAGCCTTGTGGGAAAGATGGGGCAGATTGCCGGGGATGGAATCCTTCTGGACAGGCTGGCCCTGTCAGGGAAGGATGGAGAATTTGAGGAGGGGAAGGATTATGTGGCCTCCTTTGACGATGATGGCCATGTGGTGATCTGCGCAACGGACAGCGGGGCCATGGCTGGGCTGGAATCTGTCTCCGCATCCTATGCGAAACTGAAGCCCTCCGGGGTTTCGGCGGCTGATATCATCGGCGGTGTGGATGAGAAGGGCGTCCGGACAGGGGCAGAACTCCTTGACGAGGTTTATCCCAGGACCGGCATTATCCCCAGCATGATTATTGCCCCTGGATTTTCCAAGGATTCTGCTGTGGCAGCAGTCCTAGAGACCAAGGCCCAGCAGATTTATGACCTGACCAATGCGGAGGCTTTCGTGGATCTGGATTCCAGCAGCGAGGGGGCAGATACCAAGGAGAAGGTGGGGGAGGTCAAGGAAAAGAATGTGGTCTCCTCCCGGTGGAACACCCCTGTATGGCCCATGGCTATGGCGGGCGGGCACAAGATATGGGGTTCCGCCCTGGCGGCGGCACTGTACCAGTACAATGCGCTCCAGAATGAAGGGATTCCATCAGCCTCTGCATCAAATATGGAGGCGAAGATTGACGGTGTGTGCCTGGAGGACGGCACGGAACTGTTCCTGACGGAAAAGCAGGTGAACAATTATGTAAATGCCCATGGCGTGGTGAGTTTCCTCCGGCTCCCGGAATGGAAACTGTGGGGAAACAATACGGCGGCCTACCCGGAGAAGAGGTCTCCCATGGACAGGTTCACCAAGAGCGTTCTGATGCTGAATTACTTGGAGAACACCTTCAAGACGGAGTACATGTCTTATGTGGACCGCAATGCGGACAGAAGGCTGATTCAGGATATTGTGAATAGCTTTAACATTTACCTGAACAGCCTCACGCCGGATCACCTGGCAGGGGGAAGCATTGTCTTTGATGCGGCAGAAAATCCCGAGGACAATATTGCGGAGGGGCATCTGAAGTTCCATACCCGCTATGCCGATTATTCCCCGGCAGAGACCATAGAGCATGAGTTTGAGTATGATATCAGCATCTACAGGGATGCGCTGGAAGGAGGAGAAGAGTAATGCCTAAAATAGCAGAAAAGATTAATCGTTTTAATGCCTATATCGGCACCACTGATGCGAAGAACAAGCTGGCGGGGATTGCCGATGAGGTAACCCTCCCGGACTTCAAGGAGATGTCGGAAACACTGAACCTGGCGGGGATGGGCGGGGAGATTGACTCTCCCTCTGTGGGGAGTTTTGAATCTGCCCAGATTGAGATTTCCTTCAGCAATATTTCCAGCGAGATGTTCAGGCTGGTGATGGATGATTCCGTGTCTTTGATTCTGCGGGGCGCCCAGGAAGAACTGGATCCGGGCACTCTCAAGAAGAGGTTCATCGGCCGGACGGTCACCGTCAAGGGAATGACGAAAGATTTTGACTTGGGGAAACTGAAAAAAGGCGGCTACGGTGAGCCGAAGATTGTGAAGGAAGTTGTTTACTATAAGGATGAGCATGATGGAAAGACCATCTTGGAGATTGATAAGTTCAACGATGTCTATACGGTGAATGGCGTAAATAAGATGGCGGACATCTCGAAACTAATCTAGTGCAGCCGCACCTTTTTTTGAATAGGAGGTCAATTAAATGAGCAGTAACGAAGTGATTACGGATGAGGAAATGGATGCGCTGATGGAAGAGGCAGAGATTGAGGCTTCTGCCGACAGGACCGCCAGGGATATGGTGGAAGAGGAGGAACAGGAGGACGATGGGCCTGTGGATGAGAAGGAGGCCATGCGCGAGGCTGGCAGACTTGCCAAGGGACAGAATGATGCGTGGTATATGTGCCGCCTGACCAGGGAATATGAATGGGACGGTAAGAAAATACAGTCCTTGGACATGTCGGGGCTTCTGGAACTTCGCACTGTTGATTTGGAATTTGTTGATATGGTTCTGGCGAAAATGGGGCACAGCCCCCAGAACAAGTACAGGGATACCACATTCCATAAACATGTTGCCATGAGGGTGACGGGGTATCCGGTGGAATTTTTCAATGGGCTTTCCATCCGGGACATGATTATTGTTGGATCGAAGGTGTTTGCCTATTTTTTATTGGGCTCGGAGCGCATGACGGGTTCACTGCACATCTGAAGAAGATGGCTCTGTGCATGTCGCTCCGGACAAACACGGGAATGGAGTATTTTACAGGACTGCCTGTCGCAGGCTTTTATGAAGTCCTGGACCAGATGGCGGAAATTTTGCAGGAAGAAAGGAAGTAGACGATGGCTTCGAGAACGCAGTATGAACTGGAAATCCTGCTGGGTGCGAGAAAGGCATCCAGCTTTAAGGGGGCTGTGGGGAAGGCGACAAGTGAACTGGAGAGCATCAACAAGACTGCCAAGAGGGTGGCCGGTGCTGTAACTGCGGCGTTTGCCGCTGTAAATATTACCGGCGCCATGGAGGAGGCGATGGAGGTGTATTCCCAGTATGACCAGTCCCTGGCTTCTTCTGCCGCCACATTTAACGCCACGGCTGTGGAGTATGAGAAGTTGGATGAGGCGGCCAGGGAGGCGGGGAAATCCACATCGAAAACAGCCAGTGAGAGTGCAGATGCCCTGGGGT